CGGTCGTTGCTCGCGCGAACCGCTGACACCTCAGCGGTTCTTTCGGTTATCGACAAAAAATAAAGACAGGCACAAGACCTGTCTTTATTTTTTGGTGGGGAGAGGGAGTTAAAGTTTGAACACCTACACCACCCCCGCAATTGCCTTTATTTTGCACGGGATTAAACACTTCGGACAATGCGGCGTCCGTTTCGTCTTTGCCGATAAACGCCGTTTCCCGCCCGCTGTTTATATTAAAATATAAAACAACCTTATCGTCGTAAATATACATAGCATTGACAAGATTGTCGATAATGCGCTTTTGAAACTCTTTGTCGTGCAAGTTGCCTTTTATAAATTCGCCGACGAAAGCGATTATATCCGCTTTTGTTACGCGCAACCCCGCCTCCAACTCCAACCGCGCTTGATGTTGCGACAAGTCGTCAAGCAATGCCGACAACTCTTTTATTTTTATATCAAGCACGCGAACGGTGGCGGAGTCAACGCCGCTTATCATAAGATTGACCGCGTTGTCGATGTCTTTTTGTATTTTGGACCGTTCGGCGGTTATGCGCTTTATCTCGGTTGTCGACGTGCGCGACTCGTAATATTTTATAACGTCCGACGCGATTATATCAACCCGTCGCGGGTCGGATAAATAATTGACGGTTTGCTCGGTTGCGTACCACTCCAAAAAATCTTTTTTCTCGCGTGATTTTGTGCAAGGCGCGCGGCGTTTCTTTTTTGCGGCGCATGAGTAATAATAATATCGTGTGCCGAGCCTTCCCGTACCACCGTCGCCGACCATGTTTGACCCGCAATGCCCGCAATAAACCTTACCTTGCAAAAGATACGTTACCTTTGCCGAATTTGCGCCCGAAAAGTATTTGTTTGCTTGCGCTCGCTTTTGGACCGCGTCAAATACGGATTGCTCTATAATCCGCGGGAAGGTTTTTGTCGCAAGGCGGTCGCCAAAATAAAACGTACCCGTGTATTTTTGATTGACAAGCATTTTATCAAGTGATTTTGCCGTGTACAGTTTGCCCCCGTGATGTCGCAAACCTTTTTTGTTTAGGGCGGCGGCAATGTCCGTTTTTGAAACGCCCGCGGCGTACTCCGCGAATATATACCGCACAACTTCGGCGGCGTCCTCGTCAATTACGACGCGGTTGCCGTCTTTTTTATATCCATATATAAGACGCCCGCCCGTGTAAGTGCCGTTATTTACCGACGTTGTCAACCCCTCGGTAACGCGCTTTGATAAACGCTTGCTGTATCGTTCGGCGTTCCACTCCAAAAACATTTGATAAAACTCGCCTTCCTCGCTTTCGGATATATTCTCGGTAGCGGATACAAGTTTTACGTCGTTTTGCTGAAGTTGAAAATTATACAACGTACTATAATACCGATTACGCGCGAAACGGTCAATCATGTACACGATAACGTATTGAAACGCGCCCGTCGCGGAGTCGCTTATCATTTTTTGAAATTGCGGACGGTTGACGTCCGTACCCGTTTTGTGTTTGTCGATGTAAATATTGACGATTTTTAATTTAAGTTTTTCGGCGTATTCTTTACAAACGCGGACTTGCCCCTCGATTGTTTGCTCGTTTTGCCCGTGGGAAGAATAACGGGCATAAATTACCGCGTTTTGCATATTACGCCCCCAACCCGTCGATTTTTATATCACAACCGACATTTTTATATTTGCCGTGTCCGCCCAACAAATCGTATATATGACCGTCAAAAAACACGCCGACCCCAAATTGCGCAAGTAAGTGTCGCGCGGTTGTGGCGTCGATATTACCGATTATATTACCCGTTTTAATATGAACGACGGCGAGCGTGTCGGGATAATCAAACGTCGGGCGATGTTGCACGGATACTTTGTCGCCTTGATTGCATTGTTTTAAGTATTCTTGCCGATTTTCAAACGTTACGCCGACAATCCTTGTACTAAAAGGAAAAACAATTTTATTGCGCTCCTCACGTGCTTTTGCCTCCGCCTCGGCTTTTGCTTGGGCGGCGGCTTTTTCTTTTTCCGTACGTGCGGCGGATACTTCGGCGCGACGCGCTTTGACCGCAAATACCGTAAAGAACACGCCCACCGCAAGGCATGCGAGCGCAATGACCGCTTGTACGTCCGTTATATTATCCGCATTACCACCCGACGACGAGTTTATAACACCCGCGGCAACTACGAGCGGCAACCACGACAAAACCGCGATAATGACGCGGTATTTATTTTTTAATTTGTTAAACCACGACATATCACGCCTCCGACATCTCTTTTTCAAGATTATATGCGTAAGTCAACAAAGCATTTTTACGGCGCATATCAAGCCCCGCGCAAATCTTTATCAATTCGCCCTCAATCTCGGATACTTCGACCGTGCCGTTGCCGCTGATATTTACCGTGTTGTTGTGGTTACGGTCGCCGAAAATACCTTGATTGACTGTCGGGGCGGCGGGTGCATATTCCTTGCCCGTTACAAGATAATCGACCGACGTATTAAGATACTCGGCAATTTTGGCAACGATAGCAACCGACGGCACACAACGGCGACGTTTCCACTCCGAAATTGTTGCAACGCGAACGTCAAGAAAACGCGCAAACTCGCTTTGTGTCTTGCCTTGTTTTTGCAAGAGGTCGAAAATTCTTTCGATAATATCCATAAAAAAACACCTCAAAAATAAAATTTTTACGGAAAATTACAAAAAACCACTTGACATTTACGCAAATGTGTAATAAAATATAAGCAAGGTTATGGATTTTGGCGTAAAAAGAAACCATACCCCGCCCGAATATTGACAAGCGAAGTTTTGTGTAATTTTAAGTAGCGTTTCAATTATAGCAAAAATATTTACGCTTGTCAATAACTATGGGTTATAAAAACCGTAAAATTTTAAGGAGGTAGCGTAAAAATGTTTGGCGAAAGATTAAAAAAGGCGCGTGAGGCGGCGGGAAAGTCGCAAGCGGAAATTGCCCGCGCAATCGGTGTGAGTCAACCCGCATACTCGTACATGGAAAACGGCGAAAAAAACCCGTCGTTGCCCGTCGCAAAACAACTCGCGGTAATCTTGGACGTATCGCTTGATTATCTTTGCGGGATTAAAGAGGTAAGGTAACATGGCAAAAAGCATTATGCAAACGGACAAGATTTGTTGGGTATGTGGTCGCCCGTCGAATTTACACAAACACCACATTTACGGCGGCGCAAACCGCAAGCACAGCGAAAAACACGGCTTTACCGTGTATCTTTGCGGAAACCACCACAACTTGACAAACGAAGGCGTGCATTTTAACAAACATCTTGATACCGAGTTAAAACAAGAGTGTCAACGTCGATTTGAACGGACGCACACCCGCGCCGAGTTTATGCAAATAATCGGCAAAAACTATTTGGATTAAAAAATTATAGGAGGCGAAAGCATGAAAAATCAAACCAACCAAACCAACCAAAACAAAACACTTGCCCCCTTCGACGCTTTCGGCGTACCCGACGTTATTATCACAAACGGCGAAGTAATGACCGAGAGGGCGGAGTTTTCAACTCCCGAAGGAAAGGCGGAATATTTGCGCCGCGCCCGTCGCGCGTTTGCAAACGACCGTATTGCGCAATTTGTAATTACGCGTATCGGCGGCAAGGTAAAATTGTACCTTGCGTCAATATAGGAGGCGGGCAATGATAACAAAACTTGTTATATACGACGACCCGCGATATAAAACCCCCGTTTTTTATTGCGTCGGCACAAACATCGAAGGACGCGTCGTTTCGGAGTCTTGGTGTGGAATAAGTAAAGAAAGCGCAAAAACGACGCCGATTAAGGCGGTTTACGAAGGTAAAGACGCCGCAATCAAGATGTGGGAAATCGGATACGAAAAACTCGACGAAAAACAGCAACAAACAATACTTGCCGTTTTTCCCGATTTATTGACCCGCGACAAAAGCGTTTTACGCCCCGCATGCAAACTTATTGAAATTGCACGTGCAAAAATTCGTCGCGATTTTGGCGTTACTTGCCCCCGTTGCGGCGGGTCGGGAAGTTATGCAAGGTCGGTCGCATGGACCGAGGTTGATAATGGCGTTTGCCACTTGTGCGGAGGTAGCGGCAAAAGATTGCCACCATTGACAAACAAGAAACTTGCGGAAATTACGGCACATTTTGCGTCAAAAAAGGCGGCGGGAGGTGCGCAATGATTTTAAGACAAAAACTCAACCTTGCGGAAATTGCAAAAAAGCAATCGTTTGTCCGTGGGCGTCTTAAACCCCTTTTAATCGACCTTGAAGTCGGTATTACCGACGTTACATACTCAACGATACCGTGTACCAACGGCGGAGCAATTGAAACAATCACAATCGAATATTACAACGGCGCAAACGTATGCGTTGATGTATCGCGCGATAGTTGCTTGCAAATCGTCCGCGATGTAATGCGAGTAATTTAAGGAGGCGGCGGCAATGGATAATAAAAGATGTAAGGCAAAAAGACTTGATAATCACGAGTGGGTCGAGGGTTGGTATGTCGGCAAGACGTGCGATTTTATGTTTGCTCCCGCCCGCGACTCGGCGCAAATCATAGACGATAATTTGATGTGGCACGAGGTTGACCCCGAAACGGTAAGTCATTATATCGGCAAAACCGACGCCGAAGGATACGATGTTTGCGAAGGCGATATTTTACGCGACCCCGACGGCGACGAAAACGGCGTTGTGGAGTGGGATAATGACCTTGCGGCATATCGTCTTATTTTCGATAATTGCTCGATTACGGCGGAAAACGCCGACGAGTATTTTGTAATTGGAAACAAGCACGACAACCCCGACTTGATAACCCGCTCCGATAGACCCGACCCGCCCGACGTGTGTGTTGTGCGTATTCCTATGTGTGAAAACCACGAAGGATTATACGGCGCAAAAGTGCGTTTGCGTTGGGTTTGCCCGATATGTGGTAAGCCGCGCGGCGAAATTAAAGAAGGTAAGTCATACGACGGAAGTTTGCCTTTGTCGGTCGATACTTGGGAAAATCCTTGCGGACACGTCGACAAGTACGCCGATGTATTAAAAGAGGCGGCAACAAACGGATTAAACCCCGCCCCAACGGAGGTTAAACATGGTTAAAACAAAATGTAAAAGTTGCGGAGCGGCGATTGTTTGGATAAAAACCCAAAACGGACGGTCAATGCCTTGCGACGCCGACCCCGTCAATTATCAAAAAAATTACAAGGGCGCGTCGCTGATTGTTACGGCTGAAGGCGCGGTAATCCGCGGCGACATCGTCGAAAACGACCCGTCCGCACCATTGCAAAAAATTATCGACGGTCAAGGTTACATATCGCATTTTGCGACGTGTCCGAACGCAAACCAACACCGCAAAGGCGGCGGACAATGACAATCGAGCGCAACAACATTTATAAAATGGATTGCCTCGACGGATTGCGCGAAATGTTACGGGGGGGGGGTGCGCGCTGATTGTGTAATTACCGACCCGCCGTACCTTATCGAATACAAGACCCGTCGGCGCACCGACAAAGACCATAAGTTTTGCAAGACGATACAAAACGACGACAACCCGCAATTGATAATCGACCTTATCCCCCTTTTATACGACGTCATGAAAGATAACACCCCTTTATACATGTTTTGCGGTAGCGATAAAATCGACTTTTTCAAAAGCGAAGTTGACAAGTATTTTACCGTCAAAAACATTATTGTTTGGGATAAAGGCAACCACACCGCGGGCGACCTATTCGCGCAATACGGCAAACGTTACGAGTTTATCATATACGCAAACAAGGGTCGCGCCCCTTTCGTTGAAGGCATGCCTCGATACGAGGATATTTGGGCTTTCAACCGCGTATCGTCCGATAAACAAATACACCAAAACCAAAAGCCGACAAATCTATTGTCGCGCATTATAAACCAACACACCAAAAAAGGCGATTTAATCCTTGACCCGTTCGCGGGTAGTTGCTCGACGGCGGTTGCCGCCCACAATTTACAACGTGATTACATCGGCTTTGAAATCGACGACGAGTATTACGCCGAAGGTACAAAATGGCTCGACGCAATACGGTCGCAAATGACCTTATTTGATTTAATTTAGGAGGATTAACCATATATGAACAACAACCAAACCCACAACGCAACAATTGCGTATCAAGCCCCGCGACGTTTCGATATTGGCGATGTCTTTTATCGCGTCGAGAGGGTAAACGAGAGTCAAAACTTCCGCGAGCCGTGCAAGGTGTGCGGCGGCAAACAACAACTCACGGTCAACGGCGTTACGTTCAAATGTCCGTGTTGCAATTATCAAAAAGAAGTAATAACGATTTATAAATATGTTGTCCGTCGATACCGCGTTTACTCTATCAAAGACGAAGTGTCAACGTTGGAGTGGAAACCGTCGACATCGCACAATATAAAAATCAAACTTTATCGTAAAGTCGGACACGGTTATGCGCCCACTTACGGCGACAACGGCGGGCATTGGAAAATTGACCCGACAACCGTAAAATTTAACCCGACCGACGTTGTGATTGCGGGAATTTGCGGCGACCTTGACGACGTAATTTTTGACGATTATAAAATCGCCGTATCGGTAGCGGACAAATTATCCGAAAGAGAACTTGACCGATTACGCGCATACAACGCCGAGTACGGCTCGGCGCACGTTGCAACGTTTAAGACCGACCACGACCCCAAATCGAATTAAGGAGGCGACGGAAAATGTCAAAGAAACACGCGCGGATTATTCGCTCGGAAAACCACATCACACCGAACGCACCGCAAAAACAAAAACCGAAAGACCCCTGTTTTACTTGCAAACTCCCCGCAAGCAAATGTAAGGGCGCATGCACGAAAGCGCAAAGAATTAAAAACGGAGGCAATCAAAATGGATAATCTTAAACACCTTAACGGATACGTCGAAGAAACCGACGACGAAGTAACCACGACGGACCGCGTAAACGCGGTCAAGGCGGCGGCAAAACGCCCTCGCCCGACTTATTACCCGACTTGTCGTTTTTGCGGCTCGCAAACCTTGCCCGACGCAACGTACGAAAGTCAAGAACAAGCCGACGAGGCGGCGACAATGCGTTGTAATTGCGTCGAGGCTCGTATTTATCAAGATAAATGCGAAAAAGAAAAACAGCGTCAAGACAACATCAATAAATTGCGCTATCGCCTTGACGAGTTTACGGAATATTGCGACGGACGCGGGGTTGAACTTTCGGGCGGTTTGTACGACACGATTTTCAACGCGGGCGTTGCGGTCCTTGACGGTATTATCGCGCAAGCGTCTTTTAAGTTTGTGCGCATGAAGGTAAATATTTCAATCAACAGCAAAAACGCGCTTGTAATTGCTTTTACCTATTCGGACGGCGCAAAAATGGAGGTTTGATATGGATTACACGATTAAAGACGTATCGACGC